TGTTCGAAATCATCTTTTTGACCGACTCTATTTTCAACATCAAAGTGAGCACCACTACCTGCATAAAGGAGACGAGGTTTCTTTTTATTCTTATCATATAAAGCATTTATCCTAGCTGGATCAAAATAATTACCAATCCACCATTTTGCAGGGAAATTAGGAATTACCGTAATTTCTTTCTTACCTGTTCTTTCTTGATATAGTTTCCTCATGTAATCACATGTTACTGTAATTTCATCGCATAATCCAATAATATCAACTACGGTATTTCTAATTTCATCAGAAGTAAATGCAGTTTTGAATTTATTATAATCGGGAATGTCTTCACGGAAAACTACATCATCAACTTCATAAACAATTTTAAATTTATGTTCTTTTTGAACTTCTTTTAAGAATTTTACGAACTCTAATTGTGCTGGTGTTGCCTGTCGTTGTAATCTAACAGTCTTTACATTTACGTACCACCTTGGGTCTAATACCATAACTGTGGTATCCGTGACCATCATGTGTCCTTGATAATTAAGTAAATGGGAAACCCATCCTAAACGATACAATCCACAACCACTCAAATCAGCACCAAATTGAATTACTCTAGGTAAATTTACTTCTGATGGTTGCTCTGGTTGTCTTTGTTGTTGCTGTTGAACTGCTGGAGGTGCTATAGGTTTAAACTGGGAAAATGGTGTAGGAGGAGTAAAAGCATTAAACATATAGACTATTTATAAACCAAAAAAAACAAATCAAGATATTTTTGTTACCTATATTTTTCTGGTAAATAATTTTTCCAATTATCATCTAAAACATCACTTAATTTTATAAGTTTATCTGTACATATAACATTTTGTTCAATTCTTCTATGGCAATTAGGACAAACAATAGTCAAATTGTTATGATTATGTGGATCTTCTATTTTTCTTCCATTAATATGATGAATATCCATTGATATATCATTAGTCTCACAAATGCTACATTTATTTAAATTATAAGCTTCTAAAAGTTCCTTCATTCTATTATTAGATCTTATATCATATATACTATTAATTCCTCTGGTAATTTTTTTATGTCTATTATTACCTTTATTATTATAAATAGCAGAACATGATTTAGAACAAAAAAAATTTATAGTTTCTAATAATTTATTTTTATTTTTCTTGTCTGTTTTCTTTTCTATAAACTTTTCATAAGAAATTCGAATTTCACAATTTTTACATTTTACTGGATTCTTATCATAATTTTCTTCTCTTTCTTTTGCTGAATATTTTAATCTATATGCAGAACTACAACCAGAAGAACAAAAGTGATTGCCTTGTTTATTCCGTCCTCTTTTAACAGAAGAAACTATACGCTTTTGTTGTAAAATGGTTAATGATTTATTACAATAAATACAATTCATTATTACTCAAAAGGATTATAATTTATTCTTTTTGTTATATTGTCTTTTTTTTCTAAAAATATTATATCGCCCGTAGCTTCTTTCATATTCTCTTTTCTATGAGAAATCACCAATACACATTCATCATATTTTTCGATACGTTCTTTAATTATATCTAAAACCAATCCCATGCCTCTTTGATCTACGCATGTATCCAATAATTCATCATAGATAGCAATATTATAGGTTACATCACCTTGTAATCTACGCATATCCATAAACGAAAACATACAACTAAAGTCGATAGATTTTCTTTCCGCACCAGAAAAATTAAAATAACTACATAGTTTATTCTTTTCGTTTATGATCTGTTCTTCAAAATATTCATCAAAATTACAAATACAATTAGCATCTAATTTAGACAAATAATGACGAATCCTATCATTAAACAACAACAAAATCTTTTTTACAATATAAGACTTAACACCTTCTTCAGATACAATAAATTTTACTGTATCCATAATACTCATATTACTTCTCAAAGAAGATACAGAATCTTTTAAAGATTCTAACAAAGATATATGTTCTACTATGATTGAATCAACTTCAGTTGTTGTAGATTTTAATTCTTCAATATCTCCATCTAATTGATCTAACCAAATATCTAATTGTTTAATTCGATCTTTAATGTTTTTCTTTTTCTGTTCATTTACAGCATATTGATTAATTTTTTTATTTAATTTATCAATAGCAAATTCTATTTTATCTTTATTGCTTTTATGCTTCTCTATTTTTTCCTCTATTTCATGAACAACTAATTGTTCAGATTCAATTAATTTTGTAATCTTTTCCTTTTCTTCTTTTATAAGATCTTTATCATGATCCTTAACTGGACGCACACATGTAGGACATTTTTCTCCTTTAACTCCAATCTTTGGTAAGATAGTTTGATTCTGATTTATATTTGCCTTGATCTTAAACTTTTCTTCACTTAAAGAATTAATCAAAGCTTCTACTTTAATTTTAGTAGATTTAAATTCTTTGATCTTTTCTTTAATTTGATCTAAATCTTCAGTAATCTGTTTATCAAATTCTTCTGTTAGCTTATTTTTTTCAGTAACATTATCGACCTTTCTTTGTTCATATACAGAAATTTTTTTCTTTCTGTTATCTAAAATATTATCTTTTTGTGTATTTAAAGAATTTACAGTTCTTTCTGAATCTTCCATTTTAGTTAATTCAATTTCATAATCTCTTTTCACTTTAGTATAATTATCTCTAACCGTTGATAACATTCTACTAAATACATCCAAATTAAAAATACCTTCAATGAATTTTCTCTTATCTACTTTAGATTTCGCCATGAATGGAACATTATCATTCAATGTCATGATCACACAATTCTGAAAAATGCTCGGAGAAGCATTAATTAAAGTATGTAAATACTCCTCAGTATTTTTAATACTGTCTCTAGTTATATCTGTTTCATTTTTGTATAGATATAATTTAGAAGGATTTAATGTTCTAACTAATTTATAAGAATCTTTATTAGATTCTGTGACAACATCAAAATGAAGAATGACTTCACATGCACCACTAGTGTATGTATTGGGAATTAAATCTTTCTTTAATTCACGAATAGTTGTTCCGAATATAGAAAAATATAAAGATTCTAACAAAGCAGATTTACCTATAGCATTTTGTCTATCAGATTTATCTCTATTAATCCCAGTTATAATATGAAGTCCTTTTTTGAATTCTAATTCAACTGGATCTTCACCAAAAGAAAGAAAATTCTTAACGCTTATCTTATTGAAATTTATTTTTTTCATTTATAATGATTTTTGATATAATTCTACAGTGTAATTAATTAATTCTTTTTTGTTGTTAACATCAAGCAAATCTATAAATTCTATAATTGCTTGTTGTACGTCAATTCCAGAAAAATCTTGCTTCTCTTCATCCAAATCATATTCCGATTTATTTCCTTCATACTCAATGTTCAGTTGAGTTGGTTGTAACATTTTAAATTTAGTAATCAAAAATTCTAAATCTTCTGGGGTGACTCGTCTGTCAATTCTAAGTTTAATTAGATTATTTTCAAATAACTCTTTTACTTTAGAGGTAATAGTCTTTTCCGAAATAAGAAAAGATAGATTTACGTTATGATGTTTTGGGGAAATTTTATTCTCAGTAAAAATCATTTCACCAGTTTCTAGTTCCATTGTGTAATATCCTTTTTGGGAACCAGCATCATTGAAATCCATCTGAAAAGGATTTCCTACATATACAATCTTTCCGTTGTTGTATGTCTTTGTATCTTTTAAATGAAAATGTCCTGATACAACAATTGCTGATTTATTCAAAATATCACCAGCAGCAATACCATCATCACACAAAGCAAAACTGTTCATTCGAAATAAACTGATTTCGAAATGCCCAAATGTAAAATCTGCTTTTGGGATATCATGTAATTCTACACCCCAAGGAATAAAATTAATCTTTCTATTATTATAATTTACTGTAAGCGTAGAGTCAACTACAGTAATATTACTCCAATTTTTATAAGGAGAAATAGAATTAACTTCCGATGAATCTTTAAGGAAGCAATCATGATTACCAACAATCATGATTACATTAAAATCCTTAAACAACTCCAAAAGTCTAGTACCAAAATGCAAAGAATCTACAGAAACTTCATCTCTTGTGTGGAAATAATCCCCACAAAAAATTACATCTTGTATACCTTTGCTTTTAATGTCTTGGATGAACCAATTTGCCCATTCCCAAGAAATATCATGCCAGTATTTTGAGTTCTGGTGTACTCCAATGTGTATATCAGAGAATATTGCTACGTTTGATGATCGAAACATTCCCCTATCATACACTAGTTTTCAAAAAAATCAATCATAATATGGATCTGGGTCTACCGTGGAGTCTATTATTGGTTTAACATACACATGTCCTTCTGAGGAAGAAATGATTTCTTCATACTTTCTTTGTCGAAATTCTGTTAAAGTATCATGATGCTTCTTTTCTTTCTTAATACGATTGATAAAAGCATGAAATGCAATCGTTGTAAAGTAACCAAACGGTGATGTGTCCGTTGTAACATCAAACTTTTTTCGTTTTAATGCACTGAACATTTTTATTAGTGCATCACCGATCATATCTTCCTTGTATGAATAATTTATAAACTTTGGGCTATATCCTAAACCCTCTGCTATTTTATTTAAACAACCTCCAAGATATTCGGTGCAATCTCCAGTTTGATAATAAATTTCAATTTGTTTTTTAAATTCAGAAGGATTTACATAGAATTGTTCTTTATTTGATTTTTTTATAGGTACATTTTCCATTCAATTATAATTATATATTATAATTAATAAAAATCAATACACTATTATTATGTTTCTATAATTGAATATTCAGAATACATTATTTTTTCATTATTATATATCTCTTTTCTTTTATTAGAATGTTCTATGCCATATTCTAATTTGTCAGCGATATCAATAATTACTAATTCATCTTTATTTTCATTTAAACGAAGACCTCTACCAATGCTTTGTACTGTTCGTATAAAACTTTTCCCTCCTGCTGCAAATAAAATCATATGTAAATTTTTAATGTTTACACCAGTAGAAAAAATAGAACTAATAGCAATACAAACAACATTGTTATTGTTCTCCATTATTTCTTTTACTTTATCTCTTTCTTCTACTTCTAGCTCTCCACGAATAAAAAATACTTGTTTATTTTTTAAATTAGTAAATAATAAATCATACAAATGTTGTCCATGATCAATATTGTTTAATAAAATTAAAACATTATTTTTAAAATTATTACATGTTGTTTGTATTATTTTATTCCTAAAAGTATTATAAGATAAAAACTGTAATTCGTTTCTATAATTCTCTGTAGGGTCTAAACTTCCCTTTACTTTTATTGGTTTATTATTAATGTACTCTAATTTTATTACTTTAACCGTCACATTAGTCAGAAATTTCTCTTCTCTTAATTCGTGTGAAGATTTTTTAATTAAAACTGAACCAATTTTACCAAGAATATTCCATTTATCTAAATTATCATCAGGTAATGTTCCTGTAAATCCAAATTTATTCGGGGTTTTAATCTTTTCTATTAATTTAGATGATTTATTATTTTTCTTAATACCGTGAGCTTCATCAACAATTAATAAATCAACATCTTTAATCCAATCATTATCTAAAAATCTACTAAGTAAAATGTCTGCATTTGCAATAATTACATTTGCATCGAGATCTGGTACTAATTTTCCTGTCCATCTAGTAACACTAAAACTAACATTATACTCCAAAAAATCCGTATATGTTTGATTCACTAATCCTAAATCAGGAACAATAATCAAACATTTAAACGCCTTAGTGTTTTTAGAATATAAATAAAAATTATCTATTAAAGAAGCAATGGTTAAAGTTTTTCCTGCTCCTGTACCTAATACACAAACCCCTCTACCAACAGATAAACACCGATTCACTGTATCTTCTTGATAATCTCTTAAATTAATTGATAATCTTTTAATTAAAGTCTTTTCTAATTTAGGATTTAACTCCTCTAATGCTTCTTTGGAGTATTTTATATTAAATATATAGTTCTTCTCTTCTAAAAAAGAAATTATCTCCCCTATTATTCCTATATCAAAAGTTCCATTCGGAGCTATTGCGTATAGTCTTTTCTGTGTATAAAAAGATCTATTAAACTTTGCTGCTGGATTTTGAACAGAAAAATATTCTCTAATCTCACCGAATTTATCTCCAGCAAGAATAGCTTTGTTTTTCTTTTTATCAAAATCAACAGTAAGATTTATCATTATAATTGTTCCATTGAAGTCATCTGAATCATATTCTTGATATCATAAGTTAAACTGGAATACACCTTTTCTACTTTTTCTAAATATTCTATAATAGATTCAGTTTCTTTAATGTCTTCATTAATCTTCTTTACTTCATCTGTAGATTCTACAGTTTTTTCTAGATTAATTTTTGATAAAGCAACTGGACTTGCAGCTTCTGCTTTAGCCATTAAAGATTTAACTAAAGTATTTTTAGACTTAACTAATGTATTTAGTTCGATTTTATGATTTATTAATTTAGATGCCCAAAAATGCTTTCTAGCAGGAGCACGCATAGAAGCTTCTTTTAAGTTCATTTCATTAATTTCAAGCTCTTTACTTATTTCTGCTATATATCTTTTCAAAATTTCCATATCAAATAATTATAACATATTTGATAAATAAATTCAATGAATAAATTTGATTTATTATACAATAATTTGATGGAATCTATGGTTGCTGGGGGTGCTGGAAGTGTCTTTGGTTCACCAAGTAGTGGAGTAGAAATTGGTTCTACTGGAGGTGCTGTAGGTGTTAGTGATGATAGAGCATATGCACCAAATGATAATAGAATGCCTCATTCAACTTTTGGTAAAATTCAAAAACGTCCTAATATTGATAGAAAAAAGAAAAAGAAGAGTTAAGTAGTTGAATGGAAGATCTAGGACATTGGACTACTACCTTAACAGTTCCAGAAACTGCTTATGGATTTATTTATATTATTACCAATTTAGATAATAATAGAAAATATATTGGTAAAAAACAAATGGTTTCAAAAAGAACTAGACCACCGTTAAAAGGAAAATTGAGAAAAAGGATAGAATTTGTAGAATCAGATTGGAAAACTTATGTAAGTAGTTCAAATGAACTAGTTAATGATTTACAAAAATTAGGAAAAGAAAAATTTAAATTTGAAATACTAAGATTTTGCTCTAATAAGAGTCAACTAGCATATTTCGAAGCAAAGGAACAATTCGATAGAGAAGTCTTAATAAAAGAGGATTATTATAATTCGATGATAAATCTTCGCATAAATAAAGTTAAATTATAAACTTGACAAAAAATATTACAATGTTATAATGAATTATGGATTCGGATATTTATAATTTATATAATCTAAACATTATAAATTTGAACAAGCTTATTAATGATAAAATTTATATTGATATAAGCAATTTTCTTTATGAAAATAATTTAATAGGATTATATTATAAATCTAAAGATTATAAAAAGATAACAAATCATTTTATAATGAAAAATTTATTAGAAACAATGAAAGAAGATTATAATAATATTTTTTTATACAGTAAAAATCCAAATTTTGATTATTATATATTCAAAATTGTAAAATTATTAAAGCTAAACTTTTTTGAGTTCACAGAAATACCTTTTTTATTAGATAAACATTTAATATATCAGCTAAAATGTTTAGCAGAAAATAAAAAAACTATCAATATGAAAAAAGTTAAAGCGTTTTGTGAAAAGAATGATTTAACTCAATTATCTGATAATATAAAAAATAATCCAAAAACTAAATTAGTATTGCATAAATAATCTTATGAAGTTCGATAGATTTATTAGAAAAACATATACTTTGCTAGAACAGGATGAACAGCAAGGCACAGCACAACCTCCACAACAAGGAAATGCAGAAGGAGGAGGAGATTCTACTGAAGCATCTTCAGAAGTTGAAAAAGTAGGGAAAAAAATGAGTAGTCAAATAGAGACTGCTGAAGAAGAGTTATACAACATGTCTAAAGATTTAGTAAAAGTAATGACACAAGCATTACAAGCTGATAGCATTAATTTAAATGATCATCCTAATCTAAAGCAAATTGTTGATAAGTTAAACCAAGCTGCTGGTGCAGCAGATGCAAAGACTGGCTTACCCGCAATACAACAAGTTATAAAATCCTATACAGAAGATATAACAAAAAAGCCTCAACCATTTAATTTTTAACTAAATATTGTTATGCCATTACAAAAAGGAAAATCTAAAAAAGCTTTTACACATAATGTTAAAACAGAAATTAAAGCTGGTAAACCTCAGAAACAAGCTGTAGCTATTGCATATAGTGTGAAAAGAGGTGGCAAAAAAAGAAAGAAGAAGAAAGTTGCTAAAGAGTCTATTCAAACTGAAGCTAAAAAACAATCAGCTACAGAAAAAAGTAAAATAACTGTTGGTGATAAAACTTATCAAAAAACTTCTGCGTTTGGTAATAGGAATGTACAACAAATTCAAAGAAATAAAAAGAAATATCATAGACCTTCAGAAAAAGGATCAGGAGTTCATTTAGATTCTTTTGATGTTTTAATCAATAAATATTTGTCTAATTATTTATTTGCAGAAGATGTTATGGCTCCTACAGCACCTGTAAATCCTAATGCACCTGCAAATCCTGCTGAACAAAAGAGAATACAAGACGCTAAAAAGAAAAAAGCCTTACAATTAGCTAAACCTGTTCCAGTTACTCAGGCTCAAGCAGATGCTTATGAATTAGGTAGATCAGAAAAGGTTTAATTATCCGCAATGTGCCATGAAATCTTTCAAGGAATATTTCCTAGAAAATACATTTGATCCTAAAGAACCCATTAAAATTGTTGATATTGGTGATTTTGTAGCCAAAGTTGACAGTGGAAATGATGGGCATTGTGTATTGCATGGGGATGATATAGAAATTAATGATGACAAAGTAAGCTTTACTACAGCACACGGTAAACGTATTACAAGACCTTTAATTGATACTACATCAATTAATATAGGTGGTGGAGTAGAAGAGAAAAGACCTATAATTAATTTAGATTTCAGTCTGAAAGGTAAACAATACAAGAATCAAAGATTTTCTGTAGGTAATAGAGAAACTAATGATGAAAAAGTTTTAATTGGTTTAAAGTTCCTAGAACCATTAAACGCAACAATAGAATGTTAAATAGTAATTATGAAACATTTTGCTAAGTTAATGGAGACTACTTTAAGAACAACGAACCTTCGTAGAGTTCGTTTAAAGGTTGATCCAGCCTTTTGTGAGAAAGGAGAGATATCTAAATTTCAAGGATACGAAGGATTTATTTTATCAGAAGATGGTGTGAATGCAAAAATGTACATCGAATGTGATGGTGGTGGTGTAATGGCAACTATACCATGTGGAATGATTGATGTAGAGAGTGGAATGACCAAATTTGAGCAATTAAAGATGAATACTTTGGTATATTTAAAAGAAAATAAAAGTATGCCATTTGATAGTCCTATAGTTCAAATGGTAATGAATAGTTCTGATATAGAAATGTTGGAACAATTTTTGTTAAACAATGGGTGTACAGAGAAAGATTTATTAGAGATATATAGATCGGAGTACTTATAATGAAATTTAATGAGAACGTAAACCAGCTTTTAATAAAATATCCTTTAAATGAGGATTTAGGAAGTATATTCGGAACACTTGGAAGAATGGTTAAAAATGCTGTTAAAGATGATATAAAATATATATTAGAACCTACAGGATTAGTAAATTCTTATAATCAAGCAAAACCAGATAAATCAAAAGGTGATGATATTATAACTGATATGGCAGATCTCTTAATAAGAGATCAAACTATTTCTAGAAAACAAATAAAATTTTTAATAAATGGAAAACAAGTACCTCCTAATAAACTCTTGTCATATAATGATTTAGAATCAGGAGAAATAAAATCAAGTAATCCAAATTATAATCCATCTGCTAGATATGATCCAAATAATCCAGATGATGATTCATATATAAAAACAATTAATTATAAAAATAAAATAGATAAAATTATAAAACAAATAGACTTAAATAAATATAATTTAATTAATAAAGACAAACAAGTTGTTTTACAAAAAATTAAAGAAGTTTTACAAAATCGTAAACAAAGAAAAAAAGAATATGGTGATGAGGAAACAAAACCAGAAATGTCTCCAGAAAATTTATACAAAAGATATGAATATTTAATACAAAAAGTTTATTTTGTTCCATTTTCTAAAAATATAGAAGAAAAAACAAAATGGTTATTTATTTTAGCTCAACCTAATTCTGTTTTTGAATTTAAAGGAGAATTAGAGGGAGAACAAAAAGAAGAAGAAACCCCATCAACAACACCTCCTACTCCTAGAACTCCTACTCCTAGAACTCCTACTCCTAGAACTCCTACTCCTAGAACTCCTACTCCTAGAACTCCTACTCCTA